AAAATGGCCTGCAGATCGAAGCTGACCGTCGAGAGCTCCCGCTTGGACTTGAGCGAGAAGTAGGGCATCGTCACGGCCCCACGGGCTCGAGCAGCCGGTTGCGGTAGCGCTCGAGGCCGATCGTCTTTCGGTAGCCGTCGAGCAGGCCCTGGACGAGGCGCCTGTCGTTGGGCTCGTTGAGCCCGTCCATCTCGCGGCGGACGTGCTCGTAGAGCTCGTCATCGGGTAGGCCGGCGGGCGCGGCCTGAAGCGTCGAGACGAGCCAGTTGTGGGCGAAGAGCTGCTCGCCCCGGACGACGGGCGTCCGCGGGCCGTACCGCAGCACGCCGGCCTTCTCGGCCAGCTGCTCGACCTCGAGGTACCGCTCGGCGAAGACCGGGTTCTCCGTCCGGTCCATGCCCTTGAGCAGCTTCTCGAGCAGCATCGGCGTCGTGAGCTCGAGGAAGATCCGCGCCTTCTTGCTGCCCTTCTCGGCCTCGTCCAGCGCCCGCTGCCACATGAGGTAAGCCACGTCCATGTTCTTGAGGTCGATCTTCATCTCGCGGAACGCCCGGACGTCGGGCTGCTGGCCGCGCTCGGCGATGGAAAGCGCCAGCTCCCTCGGCGTGACGCCTAGGACGTCGAGCATCTGCGCCATGTCGGCATCCTGGGCCGCCAGGTCGCGGATGACGTAGTAGCGTTTGATCCGGTCCTCCTCGGACTCTCTGTTCGCCTGCGCGGTCCGCCCCCACATCTTCTCTTCCTCGCGGGGGCGGAAGCCGGCCGCGGCCCTGGCCTGCTCGTAGAGTCCGAGGCCGGGCTCAGTGGCGCGCTGGGCATTGCGGAGGAGGGGCACTTGGTTGGCGCCGGCCCGGACAAGCTCGCGCGCACCCGCGCCAGCGCCCACGCGGGTGGCGGCTTCGTAGGCCGGGACGCCGGTCTGAGCGACCATGCCCGGCACCGGCCCTGCGGTCTGCGCGAGACGCTCGACGAGCTGGCCCTCAGGCGACTGCGCCGAGCCGAACTGCGGGCCCAGGCCGGGGACGAACTTCCCCATCGGCATCGCCATAGACGGAACCTGGACGCCGGCAGCATGGGCCAGGTTGAACTTGAATAGGAAGCCGTACTGGCCGTCCTCGACGTCGTTCTTGTAGGCGTTCATAGCCGGGAATGCGCTTAGGAGCGCGGCGACGTAAGGCCAGGTCTCAGGCCCTCCTATGGCAGCCGAATACGTCAGGAGACGCAGCTTGCCGCGCGGGGTGAGCCTCGACCAGATGAAGTTCCCTTGCTTGCCCTGGAAACTCATGAACTGCGTGGCGAGGTCGACCGTGGCTCCGCCCTTCACGACCAGCCAGGTACGCTCCGAGCGGCCGTAGTGGAAGATCGTGGTCTTGATCGCGTCGTATGCTTCGCGGAGACCCATCTCGTGCATCGTGCCGTCCGCGGCGGCCGAAGCGGCGATGCGCAGCTGCTCGCGTCTGGGCCGGTAGCGGTCCTGCACGAAAAAGCTCGCACCCAAGCTGCGGTCATGCATCGCGTGCTCGACCACGCCGTCGACGCTGGCGCCCGCCCCAAGGCTACGCTTGAGCGTCTTCAGCTTCTGGACCAAGGCCTGGAACTGATAGTACCTGGCGGCCCCTACGGCTACGTGGTTGCCGAGCTCGGAGCGGCCGGCGAACTGCATGGTCCCGAGCCTCCGCCCGATGGCTGACCCACCGTAGCCCTCGATGAACGGCCGCGTGTCGAGCATGCCGAGGCCGAGCTCTTCGAGGATGGCCCGGACCGCCGGGACGCGGGCATGGCCGGTGGCGCGCGCGAGGAAGTCGCGCTTGGTCTGCAGCTCGCCGATCCCATAGAACTTCGGGCCGATGTAGGCGCCGCCCGAGTAGGGTCCCTGCAGTCGGTTCAGGAGGAACATCGGGTTCAGGTCCAGGAGCACCTTGTAGCCGAGCGCCTTGAGCATGGCCCTGGCGGCGTCGGCGACCTCGGCGTTGAGACCAGCCATGTCGAGGACGCTGTGAGAGAGCCAGGCGTCCGTGGCTGCTCCCACGTCGGTGTAACCGAGCGCGTTCTTGAGGTACTCGTCGACGAGGTCACGGTACTGAGCCGTGACCAGCGTGGTCGGACCGTAGTCGCTGGTCCGCTTGAAGGGCTCGAGCGACCGCTGCGCCACGGACTGCCACGCCTGCCGGAAACGGTCGGACATCTCGGGCGCGTTCTTCTGGAGCACCGCGCCCACCTTGATCTTGTCGAAGAGCTCCTTGACCCTCGGCAGCCGGCGGTCGAGGATGATCTTGCGGGCTGCCTGGTAGGCGTACATGTCGAAATGTCGATCGATGTCCGTGATGTAGTAGGCCAGATTCTTGCTGCGGCGCTTGTGCGGCCCGTAGAAGGCTTCCATCGGGACTCGTAGCTCGGAAGTTTTGAGGTAGCGCCCCGAGCTTGCTTGAAGCTCGAGCAACTGGCCGCGCACGGCATCGAGTTGCTTCTGCACGGCTGGGCGATCCGCCGCGGATGCAGCGCGGAACTCGGTGACGAGGCCCTTCTCCGCATCCTTCAGCGCCTTCGTGATGGCAGGCCGGTCCGTGTAGTGGCGGAAGTAGTCGCCAGCCCCCGCATAATCCGGCCGTCCGCTGAGCCGCGCCTCCTCATCGGTGATTTGGTTGTATTTGGCGATGGCCTCCTTGAGCTGTGGGTTGTCCAGGATGACCTGGCGAGCGGCGGGGTCTGGGATCTGGTCGGCGAGACGCATGCCTTCGGGCGCTCGATTGCCCTCGAGAACTGCGCGGAACGCGTTCCCGCGCATCTCCTTGGGGATGAGCTTGCGGACCTCATCGAGGCCCGGGAGGTCGTCGCCGAAGCCGAGGCGCCCGCCGGCCGGGTTCGAGCCGCGCTTGAAGGTCTCGGCCATGAGCCGCGTCTCGTCCTCAATGAGCCGGACCTCCCGAAGAAGATCGAGGCCTTCCGGCGTCCGCGCAACGTCGAGGCTCATCGGGTAGAAGGCGGACGTTGGCGGCAGAATGTAGCGCGAGAAGCGGGGCTCCATGATCGAGGCCGCGTGTGCCATGTTCTCAGCCAGGAGCCCCTTCGCTTCGCTCTGGCCTGGCGGTGGAACCCCCGGGCCCTCGGGCGGCGAGCTCGGGCGCCCGCCGTTGAGGTCGTCGGCCGCTTGCTGGAAGACGCTGGCCGTCGGATCGCGGCCCTCCATCCGGTTGATGAAGTCGATCTGCTCCTTGGCCTCCCGTGCGCTCCCGCCCTCCTCGCGCACGGCCGCGCCCACGTCGAACCCGCTGTTCGAGCGGCCGGCGAGCCGGAGCGTCTTCTCGGCCGCGTCGTCCGAGGTCGCCCGCGGGAAGCCCAGGTGCCGCACGAAGAAGTCCGAGAGCGTGGGCTTGTCGATCTGCTTGCCGTCGGCCTCCTCGAGGCGCCGGATGAGCTCGGAGGCGTCAGCCTTGGAAGCGGCCTGGCTGTACTGCCGGGCCCCCGGGTCCCAATCGATCGAGTACGACTCGCCGCGGCTCCACTTCGAGATGACCCGCTCGGCGACCTCATCCGTACCGTGGGCACGGACGTCGCCCTCCAGCTGCCTGTAGAGCGCTTCCCCGGAGGGGTCGAGGCTCTGGAGCAGGAGGTCGACTTTCTCGGGCGGCTTGACGGCAATGAGGCTCATCTGGTTCGGGTCAACCTGGCGGTCGACCCGGCCGGCGTAGTCGGTCAGGACGGCACCGATGTAGTTCGAGCTGCGCTTCTGCTTCTCGAAGAGGCTGGCAAGCAGGCGCTGGGGCCGGGTGGGCTCGCTCCCGCCGGCGAGCTCGGCCGATCCGAAGAGGCCCCGCTGGGAGAGTTCCACGTGCAACGAGCTTCCGGCGCGGCGCGCCGCGGCGACCAGCTCGGCGGCGCGGGCGATGTCAGGCGTCAGGTCGAGCTCCGCGGCGCGGGCGCCCGTGGCGATGAGCCCCTTCATCTTCGCCATGGCCGGCAGGGACTTGAAGATGCCATGTTCGATGGAGCGGATATCGCTCTCGGTGGCCTCGAAGAAGGCGCGGGCCAGCCGCTCGCCGGCCTCCCCTGGGTAGACTTTCGTGAAGAGGGCCCGCTTCAGGCGCTCGACCCCCTCCTTGGAGGCGGCGCCCTCGCGGGTCAGGAGGCGGCCCTGCTCCTGCTGGGGCAGGTTGCCGACGAAGTGTCCGACGATGCCCCTGTTCTTGGGGCTGGCCAGCGCCTGTTCGATGGTGCCGGCGGCCGGGACATACAGCTCGGTGATGACCCCGAAGGAGAAACGATCGGCGTCCTGGGCCGCCGTCTCGACGGCTGACATTCCGAGCGTCAGCTGGGAGTTGGCCTCGTTGACGAAGGCCTTCCGCGTCGTCATGTCCATCTGGTCGGTGCGGATCCGGACGAGGACCGGACGGCGCATGGCCCCCAGGTCTCCGATGCCAATCTGTCGCGCCGCCGCCGGCAGCGCCTCGGCGTACTTCTGCCAAAGTGGCAGGCCGTTCTGGGCTGCCTGCCTGAGGGCCATCACGCGCCCGTTGCCGCTCTCGACCAGAAGGTCCGGCCCGACAATAGGGGCGCCGCGGTCGATGTGCCTGGAGGGCGCCAGGAGCTCCTCAGGGGGCAGCTGGAGCAGCTTCGTGACCTGCTGCTGGCTGGCGATGCTCGAGCGGTCTCTCGGCTGCAGCTCCGCCGGGAAGGCCGGGTGACGGGCGAAGCTGTCGAGGTGGCTGGGGGTCAGGTCGTCCAGGTCGACGACGGCGTACTCGAACCGGTAGGGCGTCGCCGGGTCCCTGTAGCCGATGGCCGTCGTCGCCTGTCCGCGGATGACGGGGCGGGAGGTCACCTGCTGGACCACGGGCTTGGGCGCGAGCTCCGGGTAGGACTCGAGCGCCTTGGGCGGAACATCGAGGCCCTGTTGCAACGCTGTGGCAAGAACGCCACGGTGGGTGAGCGGCTGGCCGGAGCTGTCGAGCGGCGCCACCCATGCCAGCGCCGCCGGCGCCTGGGGGATCTCGCCGCTCAGGTGGCGCACCTGGCCGTCCTCGCCGCGGGAGACGATGAGCGGTCCTTCTCCGGACGGCCCCGGTAGAAGCTCAGGCTGGATCACCTGCCGCTGCTGGAGCGCCCCGTCGACCTCCAGCCAGTCGCCCACCTTGGGATCGGCCGGTCGAAGATCGTCGGGGCTCAGCTGCCACGGCTGGTTGCGGGCGGCGACCTCGGCCGCCACGTCGGGGTAGCTGAGGAGCACGTCGTCGCGCACGCGCCCGCCCTCGGCCACCTTGCGCCGGACGAGGCCCTCGTGCTGGAGCGCCGCGTCGCGCGCCTCGATGGGCCCGGCCAGCGCCGCCCACGCCTCGCGCGTCAGCTCCGTTGGCTCGGTCCGGCCGAGCTCGTCCACGTCCGCGATGGTGATGGAGCGCCCGCCGAACTCCGCCGGCAAGGTCGTCTCGCGCCAGGCGAGGTCCGGCCCGCGAGCATAGACCCGGTCATCCACCCGAGCGTACGTCGTCCCCGGCCAGCTGGGGCCGGCGCGGTCGAGCCGCGAGAGGGCGGCGGCCGGCTCATCCGTCGTGAACCCCAGGTCGACCAGGACGTCGCCCGTGTCGGCGACGGCCACGCGCTCGGCCGCGCCGTAGCGCACCACGCGGCTCGCCTCCGGCTCGACCTGGTCGGCGACAGCCTGGACGCGCTGGCGCGAGACGTTCTCGGCGAGCGGCCGGAGCTCCGGGAAGTCCTGGAGGACATGCTCCTTGATGGGCTTGCCCTCCCGGAGCGCGCCCTTGACGGCCGCGCGCCGGAGGTAGCCCAGCTCGAAGTTCTTGTAGCGCTGGTGGTGGCCCGCGGTCCACTCCTCAAAGACGTCGCCCAGGCTGGCCTCGGGACCCACCTCCATCCGGGCCGGGTTGAGACGGCCGACCCAGCCCTCGGCGACGTCCTTCGCGTGCTCGAGCTCGTGCCGCAACGTCCCGGCCATGGACTCCTGGTCCGCGGGGCTGAGCCAGACCCGTAGCTCGGTCAGCGCGCCGGTCTTCGCATCGCGCACCCATTGCGTGTTCCCGCGAGCGCTCCTCGGCATGGAGCCGCCTGTCGGTGGCTCGAACGTGACGAGGGGCCGGACAGGAAGGCGGTACTTGCCTGCGTAGTAGTCGGCGATGGCCTGCGGATCCCTGAGGCCTGTCTCCGCCAGCACCTTGCGGCCGACAGCGCGCCGGACATGGCTCTGGGCATCCGCGCCCATCGCCCGCAGCGCCTCATCCTCGATGCCGGCCAGCGGCGCCTCGAGGCCGAAGACCGCGTGGAACTCGGCCTTCGACATGTCGTGCGACGCCTTGCCGCTCTTGACGATCGCCTGCGCGTAGCGCGCCTCCGAGATGGCCTCCACGTCCGTGCGCGGCACCTCGCCAGGGCGCAGCGTGCGAAACCGCCCGATCTCCGGATCGAAGGTCTGACGCCCTTGCGCCACCTGGCGCCGGTGGTTCTCGAGGCCGCTACGCGGTGTCCCGTGCGTGAGGGGGTCGCCGGCCAACGGGCGCGGCTCGAGGATGCGGCCGGTCTTCGGATCGTAGGCGGGCTTGAAGCGCTCCGGAAACATCGCGGCGAACTCTGGGTGCGGCTGCGACCACACCTCCGCTCCGTCGACCTTCGCCAGCTCATCGAGGATCTGATAGGCACCGGCCGCGCCCGTCGGATCCTGCAGGTCGCGCTTCGTGATGCCAGCGATCTCGTAGCGCGGCCGCTCGCCGTACACCTTGCGGATCGTCACGCGCGAACCGTCCTTGAGTCCGACCTCGATGTACGTCTCGCCGGTTTTCGGATTGACGCGAGGCTCGGTCGCCCGCTCGATCTCGAAGCTCTCGAGCTCCTTGCTCTTGGGGTTGCGCACCTGGAGGCTGTCTCCAGCCTGGAACCGCGAGACGAGGTCGTTGCCGGCCCGCTCGGTCGCCCCGTCGAGGGCGCGCATCTCGGGCGCTGGCCCCAAGACGGTCGGCCGCGGCGGGACCCGAACGGCCGGCGGCCCGCCGAGCTCGACGGCAGGCGGGTCGGGCATTGGGCGCGCCGGGCCGAGGCCGCGCGTCGCCTCCTCCAGGTCGATGACGGGCGGGCGCTCGCCGATGTCGATGGTGACCTCGGCGGACCTGAGGCCCGGGCCGGGCTCGCGCGCGACGCGCTCGACGCTCGGATGGCCACGCCTCCACCACTGGCGCGCCGAGCCGGCCAGCTCATCGAGGGCGGAACGCGCCGCACGCCCAACGGTCTGGGCGCCGCCCAGGCCGGCCGCGATGTCCACGAACTCGCCGCCCCGCTGGAACATCAGAGCGGCGGACTCGCGCTGCTCCTCGGGTGATGGCGTTGCCGGCACCTGCCCCTCCGGCCTGAGAACGTCTGTCGGCGGCAGCTCGACGGGGATCTCTCGGGCCAGCCGCTCCCCCAACTGATGGGGCGCATAGGGCCCCGCACCGAGCGAGGCGTCGCGGGCGAGCTGCGGATCGTAGGCCGCGAGCACGGCGCGATCGACGGCTTCCCCGAAGGATGCGCCTGCCCGCAGGAAGCCGTGCGCGATGCCGGCCGGGTATGCCAGGGCCGGCGACATGCCCTCGTCCAATCGCCGCTGGGTCTCGTAGGTTGGGGCTGTCCTTGCCGTGGCGAGGGGGTCGGCTATCGCCAGCAACACGTTCCAGGCCACGCCGCCGATGCGCGATCCGGCCTCCGCCTCCTTGGCGGCCCGCTCCTGCTCCTGCTTGAACGCGAAGACCTTCTCGAGCGACTCCGGCTGGACCGCGGCCAACGTGGCAGCCGCGTCCTGCTCGGCGAGCAGCTCCTCCTCGGCCTGCTTGGCCGCATCCGCCTCGGCCCGCTGGGCGGCGAGATCCGGCAGGAACGCCTCCTCGAGGGCGCGCATCGCGTCGCCGAACAGGAGCTTCGTGCCGCCCAGGACCGAGCCGATCTCGCCGAATACCCGCTCATCGTGCGTCTTGTAGCTCCCCGCGAAGGCCGAGAAGACGTCGACCGGCTCGGCGCCGAAGACGTTGGCGAAGAGGCTCGGCTGGGGCTGCTCGAGCTCGGGGCGGATGCTCGCCAGGTACTGCCCGCCGGGCATCTGGTAGGCGTTGCCCTGGGCGGCGAAGCTCTGGCGCTGGCGCTCCTGCGCCTGCAGCAGCTCCTCGAGGGGATCGGGCGTGTCTGTCGCCAACCCCCCGCCGAAGAGCCAGTCCCAGTTGAGGGGGCCCGACATAGTGGCCCCCTCAGGGCTGCATCATCCGCTGCCAGTAGGAATGCTGGGAGTAGTCGGCCTCGGGCGCGGGCGCGCTCGCCCCGATGGCGGCCTCGAGCATCTCGACGATGTCCGTGCGCCCGTGCTTGCGCGCCACCGCCATGAACCGGCTCGCGAGCTCGCGCTGGGCGCGCGGGTCCGCGTCCAGGTCGCGCAGCACCGTGATGACGCGCACGGGCGTGAGCTCCTGCGGCTTATTCAAGGCCGAGGCCAGCAGGGTCTCCGCCTGCTGGCGGGCGAAGGTGGGCAACTGGGCGGCCGTCTCTTCGGCGACGTACTGCTGGCGGACCGCCGCTCGCTCCTGGGGCGTGCGGACCATCTGACCCGAGGCGCCCTTGGGCTGCTGTCTCTCGTAGAACTGCTCGAAGTCGCGGCCAGCGCTCGAGGTGAGAGCCTGGCGCCCCGACTGGTACTGCTTGAGGAAGGGGTCGCTGTACGCGGACGGCCCGTCCCCGCCGCCTCCGCCGAGCTGCGGCTGGCGCGCCTCGTACATCTGCCGGTAGAGCGCGGGGTCCCGCTTGTAGACGTCGAGCTCGGCGCCGCGGGTGCCGGCGGCCTGGGAGTAGGCCTCCCGGCCCTTCTGGCGCGCCATGGTGGCGCCGAACTGCTCGAGCCCCTGGGCCTCGCCGGCCATGCCGCCCAGCTTCTTGCGGGTCTCCAGCTCCTCGGCGCGCTCGGCCTGCGGCTCGAAGAACTCCTGAGCGAGCATCTCCTCGGCCAGCTCGCGCGCACTCGTCTTCTGGCCCTCGAGGGTCGCCGGGTTGAGCTCGGGCAGCGCCATGAGGGCCTCGTCGATCGCCACCTGGTCGCCGCTCATGAGGGCCTGCGTGAGGGCGCTCGCCATGGCCGGGTCGACGTCGCTCGTCGCGTAGGGCGCAATCTGCTGGAGGAATTGGAGGCTGTCCATGTACAGCTTCCGCGTGTCTTCCTGCTGCTGCTGCTGAGCCTGGGCCTGGCCGATCTGGGCCATGAGCTGGCCCTGGTAGGCTTGCTGGCGCTGCTGCTGACGGAAGAGCTCGTTCTGCTGGGCCTGCTTGACCATTTCCGGCTGGCCGGCCATGGTGCCGGCGAAGATGGTGAGCTGGTTCAGGATGCCCGAGATCCGGTCGTCCTCCGACATCTCGGGCATTTCAAACTGGAAGTCAGGCCCGAGCGAGCCCAGGTCCTCGGGCTTGAGCGTCCCGAACTTGGGGCCCTGGGAACTCGTCGCGCGGGACGGCGCCTGGCCACCGTAGCCGCCGGGGAAGAAGGGCGGCGTGGCGGTGGCTGGCAGCTGAGGGCCGGCACCCATGGCCAGGCCCGGCAGCCCCGCGAACGCGCCTCCGGTGAGCGGCCACATGGCGGCCTACATCAGGCCGGCGAAGCGGCCGCCTCCCGCGAGCGCGAGTCCTCCGAAGCCCTGCTGGCCGGGCATCCGCGCCTGGGGCTCGAGGCCCATGGCCGACATGCGCCCGCGCCCGAAGCCCATCCCGGTCTGCATGCCCATCCCGCCGCGCATCCCGGGCCTGAGGCCCGGGGCCGCCATCTGCCGCAGCCAGCCCGAGTCGAAGCCGCCGGGGCCCTGCATGAAGTTGGGCACCTCGGGCGGGCGCTGCTGCATCCCGGCCCGCTGCTCACCACGTTGCAGGGCCTGCATGAAGGTGAAGAACGCTGGCGTGCGCGGCATCTGGCCGACGCCGAGCGCACCGGACAGCCCGCCCCAGGGTGGCCGGCCCGGTCCGGCTTGAGCCATCCCGCCACCGCCGCCGAAGCCACCGGGGCCCTGGCTCCGCTGGCCGCCGCCGTAACCACCCTGCATGTTGAACATCGAGTCCCTCTAGGAGTTGGCCGCGTAGCCCTGCGGCGTCGTATAGATCCCGCCGCCAGCCTTGCCCTTGTTCCCGCCGAAGAGACCGTAGTCCTTGAGCCCGCCGTAGAGCTGCAGCCCCGCCCCGAGGCCGCCCATGGCGTTCTGGAACCACCCCGGCTGCTGAAGCGTCTGCGTCTGGGCCTGCGGCCGCTGCCAGTCCATGTTCATGTTGTGCTGCATGCCGTAGCGCTGCAGCATCCGATCCTCGTCCGCCGCCCGCAGGCGCATGAGGAACTCGGCACCGGCCTGCCCCATGCCAGCCTGCTGCAGCGCGGCTGCCTGGTTGGCGGCCGCCGCGCTCTGCCGGGAGCTGGCGCCGAAGGCGGCCGCCTGGTTCGCCGCGCCGGCGTTGAACATGCCCATCTGGTTCTGCTCGCCCGCGTTGAACATCGAGACGTCGGTCTGGCGGCCGGCGTTCTGCAGGTTCGTCTGCGTGCCCAGCTGGGCGTTCAGCCCGCGGGCTCCGTGCTGGCGCTCGGCGGCCGGCATCGCCCACTCGAGCTCGCCGGTCAGGTTGGCCTCGGCGATGGCGGCCAGCCGATGGCGGTCGACGTTGGCCTGCAGGGCCTGCAGCCAGGGGCTCGAGATGTCCCCGCCGAAGCCCGAGAGCCTGGCGCGGTCCATGATGCCGCGCTGGGCATCGGCCGCCTGCGCGTTTGTGCGGCGCGCGATGCGCCCGCCCATCTTGGTCGAGAGGTCCTCGGGCATGTCGAGCTGATAGATGCCCGCGCTCAGGTCGACGAGCTCGGGGTTGGCGCTGAAGGCCTGGGCGAGATGGGCCGACCCGAAGCTCGGCGAGTAGCCCTGCGCCGAGACGCCTCCGCCGACGCCCCCGAACCCGCCGCCTCCGGGCCCGAGGAGGGAATCGAGCAAACGGCCGTTGCCGACGCCCAGGTCGGAGGTCGTCCAGGCGGGACGCCCGCCCCAGAAGGCGCCCGGGTCGGATCCGTACTGCCCCTGCTGCTGGTTGTAGGCGCTGGTCGCCAGGCCCGAGCGCTGGCCGGAGCTCATCCCCCAGACGTTGGGGTCGACCTGCTTTGTCTTCGAGCCGCCGAACAACCCGCCCAGGAGCGAGGTTGCCGCCGGAATCAGAGCGCCCCAGAAGAGGATCACGGCGAGCCCCTTTTCAATCGCCCACAGTGTACTACGGACCGGGCCAGAATCCGACCGTCCACATCTCGCCCACGAGGTCGTTCGCGTTCGTGCCGAAGCCTGTCACGCGCAGCGTGACCGCTCCGGACAGCGTCTCGGCCGGCGTCCGGTAGCGGATGGGTGGGAAGGCGAGCGTCGCCTTCGTCGTGAGCACCTGAGCGACAGCCTTCTGCGCGGTCGCGCCCACTCGGATGATGCGGCCGAGGAGCATCCAGTCGAGGCTCGTGTCGGCGAAGGCCGAGGAGTCGAAGATGTTGGACGCCCCGAAGTAGACGCGGAGCCTCTTGTCCGCCGAGACCCCGGCACCGATCGTCCCTCCGCACATGAAGGCCAGGACGTCGCCGTCGGCCGCGAGGGCACCTGCCGGGATGGAGCTCGAGAACAGATCGGTCTCGGTCGCGGCGGTGTTGCCCGTCTGCGTCGTGTCGGCGAAGAGCGGCGCGTAGCCGCGGTGCACGTGGACGTCGCGCACGAACTGGGTCCCGACGCCGGCGGCGTTCGCTCGGCCGACGTCGACGGGCGTCCCGAAGACGGCGGCGCCAACTCCGGGGATGTCGAAGCTCGCGCCGAGCTGCGTCACGCCGGCCCCCGTGAGCGTGATGGCGCCGAGCGCGGGCGCCGACTTCGTGATCGAGCTCACGCCGGCGTGGGCATGGGTCCCTCGCGCCGCGAGCAGCCCGGTGCCCGGCGAGCCGGCCGCGGCAACCGGCGACGGGATGCCGTCGAAGAGGCCGGCGATCCCGCCGGTCCCACCGCCTGGAGGGCCCACCACGCCGGTCAGGTACTTCAGCAGCGACTCGGCGTCCTTGAGGCGCCGCTCGAGAATCCCGACGGCGGCGTTGCGCTCGCGGTCATTGCTGGAGGCGAGCCCGAGTATCGAGATGCCGCGGCGGGGCGTGGGGCGAGGCATCAGATCCCCGCGATGCGCTCGCCGTCGACCTGGTAGTAGACCCGAAGCTTCAGGATCTTCAGGTCCGCATCCTTGCCGTCACAGGTCACGCCCACGGCGAACCGCTCGCAGACCTTGGCGTTGAGGTTCATCTTGCGGCGGCGCCTGCCCGGGCCGGTGTCGTTGAGCGGGAAGGTCTGCGTGTAGACGTCGGCCAGGTCGGCGTTGCGGTAGAAGGAGAGCGTGAACGGGATGGTGGCGCGGCCGCTCGCGGACTTTTCGTACTCGACCTCGACGTAGAGCGGCAAGAGCGACTCGATGCCGTCGCCGAACCAGCCCGAGCGCCAGCTGAAGAGGTAGTCCTCACCGGCATCCGACCAGACCGGCGTGTTCGCGAGAAAGGTCGTGTTCAGGTTCCAGAGGCGCCCCGTGTCGTCGTGGACGTGGACGAAGCGCTCGCCGGAGTAGTAGTCCTGGGCGTTCGGGGTGAAGACGCGATCGCGACTGCCGGCGGCCGCGGTCGGCGTCGTCGGCCCGGGCCGATGCAGCAGCCAGGCCTCGCGCGGGATGTCGTAGATGAGGTGGTAGACGCAGTCCTCGGGCTGGTCGTAGGCGATCCACCTGACATAGTCGCGGTCGGGCTGCCGATCGTGAACGGAGCTCGGCACGCGCTTGTTCGGATGATCGAGGGCGGCGGCCGATTCCCAGTACGGCTTGAAGCGGTTGAAGGTGGCGCGGATCTTCGGGTCCGAGATGTTGACGACGGACTGGCCGTCGAAGCGCACGAAGCCCTTGATGTCCAGCCAGTACGCGAAGTCGTGCGCCTGGACGACCGAGTGGTAGGCGAGGCAGCCGTACCCGCGCGTTACCAGCTCGACGTTGAAGCCGCCCTCGACGTTGGGCGTCAGCTCGAAGACGCCGTTGCGCCGCTTGACGACGAAGAGCCGACCGAGCATGACGAAGATGGCCTCGATGTCCGACCCGGCGTCGCGCTCGATGTGGAGCTTATTCGTGAGCGGCCAGGCGTACGGGTTCCCGGGCTTCGACCAGACGATGGCGGTCGGGTCCAGCGCGTCCTGGGCGATGATCTGCTCCTCGTAGAGCGCGAGGTAGCGGATGCGCGGGGGCGGGTCGTTGTCGAAGGCGACGGGGCTTCCGAGCTCGTCGTCGCCCTTCGAGAGCGTCACGTCGACGTTGGTCGTATCGTGCGCGGCGCCGGCCGAGACCTCGCGGTCGAAGAACCACTCGCCGCTGCCGTCCCCGAAGGTCCGGTAGAAGCGAATGAGGTTCCAGTCCGAGGTCCAGTTTGGATCGGCCGGGGCCCGAATGAGGCGCGATAGGTTGGGCGCCGCGGGCGTGAAGCTCACGACGGGCGAGGGATTGGTCTCGGTGCCGAGCGCGGTCGAGAAGTAGGTGTACACCACCTCGTACGTCTCGCCGTCGTTCATCGACCCGCCGGCGACCGCTCCGAGGTCGACGGGCGTCGGCAGCGCGCCGCCCTGCCAGCCCCAGTCGTGCAGCTTTAGGGCGATGCCGTCGTAGAAGCGACGCACGGTGCCGCCGTCGGCAAAGAAGAGCTTGTTCTTGTACTGGACGAACGAGCCGATCTCGGTGTTGTTGCCGATGATGTCGACGGAGGTCGCCGGCTCGACACCCGACTCGCCCCCGTGGAAGAGCCCGCCGTCGTTGTAGTAGAGGTACTCGTCCTGGACGATGATCTCGCGCTGGCCGGCGGAGAGCGCCCGGAGCTCGTAGAAGATCCCGCCCTGACAGGTCAGGTGAGTCGAAAGCGGGATGTTCGAGCCGACGAGGACCCGGCCCTGGCGCCGCTCGAGGCCCAGGCGCTTGAACTCGACGTTGATGAGCGCCTCGGCGGCGTCGGGAGGGATGCGCGCGAGGTTCGGGGAGTCGACCAGTCCGCCGTCGAGCTTCTCGAGGTCGAGCTTCTGCGGTTCCGCGAACGTCGCGCGCACAAGCCTCCGTTAGAGGCCGTCGGGCTGGCCGGTGTCGGGGTAGACGTCGCGCCGCTCGTCGAGCAGCGGCTGCACGCGCGGGATCTGGTCGGTGTCGAGGCCGTAGTCGCCCGAGGCGTTCGGCCCCGAGGTCGGCTCGCCGTCCTTCATGATGAGGGCGCGGCTCATCGCGGCCGCCTGCGGATGCGGCAGCCCATCGGGATTTTCCGCGCCGTAGCTCACGAGGTTGGGGGATGGGATGCGGCCGGGCTGCATCGGCGTCACGCCCGCTGGTAGCTTGCCCAGGTCGCGGAGCGCCACGGGCTTGAGGATCTCCGGGAACCGCTCGCACAGGAGGTGCGCGTGCCCCTCGGGCATCATCCAGACCGAGCCCTGCTCGCCGGCCGGGCGAAAGCGGTACTCGGTGTCGCCCACGTGCGGCAGCTCCTGCAGGCGCACCTTGAGCTCTCGGTCCTCCATCTCGATCCGGTCCTCGGCGGTGAGCGGCTGGACCGTGCGGACGACGGTGCCGTCCTTGTCGCGCTCGATGAGAGGCTCATGGAGGTGCTTGCGCCGCTGCCAGCTGTACATCTCGGCGAGCTGCACCCGCGTGAGCTCGAGCTTTCTGGGCATCGGGAAGCTGGTCACGTTCTGGACGATGGCGATGCCGGCGAAGGCGTTCAAAAAACCTCCTCGTAGGTGCCCTGCACGTCGTCGATGTCCTGGTAGCGCTCGCCGTGAGCGGGATACAGGTGCCGCTGCAGCTGCTCCTCGATGGCGGCCGCGTACCGATCGAAGTCGCGCGGGCTGGAGATGGCGTGCCCCATGGATGAAAGCCGCAGCACGGCGCGGGGCACGAGAGCTTCGTGGATCTGGTCGGGAATGCCGGTCGGCACGTCGTCGAGACCCGTCAGGCGAACCACGTAGGGCTGCGTGTACAGCTTCAGGCCCCCGGTCAAGTCGGCCGCCGGCGGCTCGGTCAGCTGCAGGATGTTGCCAGGCAGGATCTGGTAGGTGAAGGGCTCGCGGTAGGTGGGCCCCTGGCCGCCCATTCCGAGGAGTCGATCGGCCTGGAGCTTGTTCACCTGGACGACCGGGAACTCGAGGTCGTCGAAGTCGAGGCGCAGGACCCGGACGATCCGTGAGACCTCGGCCGGGATGGCGTACTGCTTCTGGCTGGCGACCAGATCCACGAGCACCTCGGCGTGCAGCCAGTCGACGTCCGCCTCGTGCATGGCGGCGATGAGGTCCTCCTGGGCGTTGTTCAGGGCGAAGAAGCCCTTGTTCGGGTTGACGACGGCCGGGTTGACGAGGCGGGAGAACGCCTCGCCCAATAGCTCGCGCGCCGTCATTCTCATGCTCGCCTCTCCTCGACCGGCGGACTCGGCAGGATCACCGAAGCCTCGGCATCAGCCTGCGCGAACCACGGCCCCGGGTCAACCCCCTGCTTCGCCCGCGCGAGGCCGACCGCGTACCGCACGGGCCCATTGTTCCACGGGTCGGCGAGATCCACCGGGTCCCCGGACTTGATGACGTCCCGCAGGTAGACGACCTCGAAGTTGAGGCCGGCGGCGGGGACCGTCGTCGCGTTGCCCTGGTAGAAGGCGATCTTGCCGTCGTCGCCGATGGTGTAGCGCGGGATGAGTGAGGAAGCTTTGAAGTGCGGCAGCTGCTGGGCCAGCCAGTCGATCTCGTCGGCGTCCTTCTCGATGACGGCCGAGCGCGGCGCGAGCGCGGGGGTGTGGTTGACGGCGACGAGGCTCATGTAGTCGACGGCGAGCGCGTACTCGGCAACGATGCCGTCGGTCGCGATGGACTGAAGCTTGATGAAGTGCCGGAGGTAGTGGTTCTCCTGTACGATCGTGGCCGCCGCAACCCGCCGGTGCGTCTGCCTGAGCGTCAGGTTCTCGAGGATGATCCGATGCTGGCGCGCGGTCCCCTCGTCGTAGTACTGGACGAGCTCGTCATCAGCCCAGAAGTCCGGGCTCGCCTCCACAAGGAGGAGGCGGATCCTGGAGACGATCTCGGATCTCGGCGGCATCTACTGGAACCGGCGCTTGTCGGTGACTGTGAAGCCGGCCTCGTGTCTGAAGGGCGGTGGCGGGTCATACATGGGGACGAAGACTTCCTTGGTCGGCCCGAGCTTGCGCGCGAGCCACGCGAAGTCGTCCCGCGCCGCCTCCTCCGCGTCGTCCCTGGCAAGCTTTTCGACCTTGGTCAGGTACGTACCGTCCTCGTCCTGGTGGTAGGCGTCGTCGCTGTCAATGAGGTCGATGACTTCCTGCCAGGCGCCGTGCTTGTCGTCGCGAGCGTCGATGGCGTTGAGGACCTCGCGCGAGACCGGGACGAGGGCGCCGTCGTCGGTCACGCAGTCGAAGAGCTTCTCCCAGCGACCGCGCAGCGTCTTCTGCTGAACGCAGTAGCGGTGGCTCGGCGCGAACGCAGCGTCGTCGACCGGGAACCACTCGACGGAGCTCTCGTACTCGAGCCCCGGGATCCGGTAGCGGTAGTAGAGGCGGCCCGCCTTCGTGCGCATCCTGGACATCGGGACGCCCAGGATCGGCCGCATGGAATCGCGAGGCTCGCGCCACGGCATCCACATCAGGCGGATGTTCGGATGCCGGGACGCGAGCTCCTCGGCGAACCAGCGCGGGAGGGCTGGGGCCTCCATGGCTCAGAACTGGCCGCCGATGGGGATGCAGACCCAGTCGGACGGCGTCGCTGAGTTCGTGGCCAGCTTCATGACCTTGTTCGTGCTTGCGGCTCGATCGTAGCTCGGGGTCGCGGCCACCGCGGCGCCGGCCTTGATCTGGCAGAAGAGGACCGCGGCCGGGACGACTCCCAGGCCGTGTTCGACTTCGATCGGCGTCGAGTCGAGGGTCACGGCGGCCGCCTTCGTGGGCCCCTTCTCCCCGACCAGCTGCTGAATCGTGATCATGTGGCCCCCTAGTCGATGTGCGCCATGAGGCGGCCCGGGATCTTGCTGATCACGGCGACGCGGCATGGGCCAGCGCCGGCCTCGACGGTGTAGTCGAAGTCCGTCGCGGTCTGACTCGCATCGTCGACCGAGCCGTGACCGTCGAGCGTGAGCACGATGTACTCGTTACCCGACGTGAACTGCGTGTTGGAGGGGAGCGTGATGGCGCCCGAGGCCGAGATGGTCAGCTCGATGTGCTCGACCGCGGAGAAGGTGATCATGTGCTACCTCGCTTGTGCGAGCCGCCGGGCCGGGGGTTGGACGGCGTTTTAGGCCCTCGTCCCCGCCCGACGGCTCCACGATCGAATGGTTGGTTACGCGGCCTCGGTGATGCCCATCTCCACCCACTGCTTGTTGGGCGCCACGCACACGGTCTCGCCCATCCAGCAGTAGACGGCCTCCCAGGCCAGGTGCTCCTGGATCCACCGGAAGATCGAGCGCTCATCGAACTGCTGCAGCCAGCCGGCGGCGAGCAGCTCGCCCATGAACCAGGAGTCGAAGTCGAAGCCCCAGTTGGTTCCCGTCGGGACGTCGCGGTCCCTGGTGATCGGCACGTCCTCGCCGGCCGCACCACCGTACACGAGCATCTTCGTGCCGCCGCGGTAGCGCCCGGTCTCCGACGCGTTGACGTAGCGGCGGTCGCCGCGAAGATCGTTGGCGAAGCGCCGCCAGACCCCGAGGCTCATCAGCATCAGGTTCGTGCGGCCGCCGTTCTCGATGGCGACCTCGTCCATGTCGACCTGGATCTGGTGCTCGAGGTCCCCGCCGCCGACCGCCCTCGAGACCCTGGCTTTCCAGAACTCGTTGCCGACGAGCGTCCGGTCGATGCCCATGACGGACGGCACGAGGGTGCCGTCGTCGACCCAGCCCATGATGCCCATGGGCGCGCGCCCCTTCGAGGTCCGCTCGCGCGAGCCCAGGAAGAGGTAGTCCGCCGCGGCCAGATCGCCCACCGTCCCGTCGACGATGATCGTGTCCGTGGCCCGGTTGACCGAGATGACCCGGCCCGAGAACGTCTTCTCGGCCACGAGCCCGGCGAGGGAGACCGACGCCGAGAGGCGCAGCCCCTTGACGATGTACTTCGGACCGAAGGTGTTCCCGGCCGAAGCGCCCTGATCGGGCTCGAGGACGATGGTGTGCTGGCCGGCGACGGGGGTGTCCGCCGAGACGGACAGCACCCGCGCGAGCGCGGCCGTGCCCCAGCCGTGGAGCAGCCGGGACATGTTCTGGCCGAACATCTCCACGGTCGAGCTCATCGCTCGGACCTTGGCGCCGACCCAGGCGTCCTGGTCGCGCTGCGAGGCGAGGTGCGCCTGCAAGGAGATCTGGAAGCGCGAGGTCAGCGTCTTGATCCCGATCGTGCCAATCTTGAATCCCGGCGCGTCGGGCTCGGAGATGGGCTCGAGCTCCTGCTGGGCCCCGAAGCTCGCGTTGCCGCGCGTCTCGAGCGAGACCTCCATCACGCGGCCGCCGAGCCGGACCTTGCCGGAGCGCCGCCTGAGGTTCTCGAGCAGGAACCCCTGAACCAGGTACTGCTTGAACTGCCTTTGGAAGACCGCGTTCACCTTGAGAGCGTTGGTGAACGCGGCGAGGTCTATCAGCTCGCCAGCGGCCATGGGCCTCCGTTGCTAGCGATCGCCCCCCTTGAACGTGTTGATGTCCTGGAGGATCGATCGCACGAGGTCGCCCTCTCCCCTCGGGACCTGCGGCCGTTGCACGAGGCCGCCGCCCCCCGAAGGAGGCGCGCCCGGTGGAACGTTCGGAGGGGTCCCGAAGCGAGCAAGGCTCGCCCGGTAGCGCTGGTAGGCCATCTGCGCAGCGTGAGCCACAGCCCCTGGGCGGCCGTAGGCTTGCGGATTCGCGCGAACGCGCTCGGCGACGTCGGCGGCGATGAGGTCCTGGATGCGGGCGGCGTCGGGGGTGCGCTGAATGAAGGCGTCGAACTCCGCGGCCTGGCCCTGCTGGGCCTGGGTCGCGACCTGCGCCTGCTCGCGGCCGTTGAGCTGCTGCATGAGCTGCTCGTTGGCGGTCCGAACGCGAGCGACCTCCTGCTGCAGTTGCATGGCCCACGCGGGCGGGCCCTGCTGCTGCGGCTGAGACGGGTCGTTCGGATCACCGGCCGATTGCTGGTACCCCGGGACGCCCCCCGACTGAACGAGCGCTGTGTACAGGCGAGCTCGACCCTCGGGGGTCGTCAGGAGGGCGCGCATGCCCTCCGTCGCCAGCTTCGACCGTCGCTCCTCCAGCTGGGCCTCCACGCGCGCCGCGATCTGCTGCTCGAACTGCTGCTGACCCTCTGGGCCGGCGAGGTACATGTACTCCCGGAGGGCCGCTTGGGCTTGCTCCGGGCTCAGTCCCATCTCGCCCAGGACCTGGTCGAGCGGCAGCTGCGGATGGCCGGCCTGCTGGCCGGGCTGTTGCGGTGGTTGGGTGGGCTCAGGCAGCGGCGGGGCGCTGGGCGGAGCGGCTGGCGCGGAAGGCGCGCTGGCCGGTGGCTGCTCAGGGCTGCCGCTTGTGGCCGGGGGTTCGAGGTCCGCCGGTGGCCGCTCCCCGAAGTCGGTCAGGCCGGCTTGCGACTGGAACTGGTGAGCGGGCTCGAAGCCGTAGTCATCGGCCCCGGGCGCGCCCTCTGGAGTGCTCATGTCGCCTCACTGAACGCTTGGCGAGCTGGGTTGACTGCCGGCCTTCTTGCCGCCGCTGTCCGGCGGTTTGCCGCCGGCCGGCTGCTGGCCCTTGCCCGAGAGCACGGTCGCGCCCGCCTTGGCGACCTCTCCCAGGATCCGTTCGCGTGTCCGGAGGCTCGACTTGAGGAGCTCGCCCCGCGCCTGCATGCCGAAGAGGTCTTCGCGCTGCTTGGTCTCGGTGGCCTCTTCCTGCTGCTGGAACTCGGCGAGCTTCGCATCGAGCTGTTCCTTCCACGCCATCACGCGGGCGACCGTCTCCTGGTCCATGTCGAAGACATCGACATTGATGAGCCGCTCGAGTAGCGCCCCCTTGAGGGCCGCCACCAGAGGCTGCTCCGCCCACGGAGGGATAGTAACATCCTCGCCCTCCTCGACAACACGCGCGGTCGTTTCCTGGAGGAAGGCGTTGAGCTGTTCGTCGGGTGGATCGATGTCCAGAAGGTCGGGCATCCGGATCCACTCGAGAAGCTTGCGGCGCACGACCGGCGCATCCGCGAAGGCGCCAAAGAAGCCCGTGTTCGCGAGCTTCTCGACCTGCTCGATCCGCGCGCTCGGCATGACCGAGAACATGGACGACTCCTGGACCCACACCTTCGAGCGGCCGGGGAGGTCGGCGCGCCGAAAGGACCGCAGCTCGGGGCGGTTCGCGCGGCCGACGACCGCGAGCAGCCGCTCGTCGGAGTCGTACTTGGCGTGGAGATCCGCCAGCGTCCCGCCGAGCGCCTCCCACGCGAGCGCGTGAGTCGCCAGGATCGGCCCCATCTCCTGGGCGTCGGCGTCCTGCATGAGCTGGACGTACTTGGCCGCCGGGACGCCCGGCACCGGCTCGCCGCGGCTGAACGGCGACTGCGACGCGATCGAGCTCAGATCGGTCACGGTGCGGTCCATGAGCGTGAAGATGGCGTTCGAGGGCGCCGGCGGCGTCCAGAAGATGGGGGGCCCGACTTGCGGGTTGAACTCGTAGCGGCGGAAGTTGAAGGCGATGTCCTGCGGGATGCCGCTATTGCGGGGCACGAGCACGTTCGGGTTCGCAAAGAGCCCCATCCACGTGTAGCCGTGGCTCAGGCCCTGGTTGTAGCGGGTCTGCGGGTCGATGAGGTCGGTCAGGAAGGCGTGCGGGAAGAACTGCCCGCGGCGCGGCTTCCAGGGGAACGCGAACAGCTGGTAGCGCCCGTCGTCGAGTTGGGCGCGCGTCTGCTTGAGGAGCTTCCTGCCAACGACCCAGTACACCTTGCCGTGCTCGAAGCCTCTGACATCGGTCGCCCGCTCGTGGTAGCGGATGACCAGCTGCTGGCCCGAGCGGATGCGCGGGTGCACGCCGCGCGTTGTCGCGAACCGCTGGAAAAAGCTCGTGACCGGCTCGACGGTCTCGATCTCCGGGTCCGGGGGGCCGAACTTGAAGTCCTTGGGGAGATCCAGCATCGCCCGGATCTGCTCCTCGCCCATCCAGTCGGTCGTGATGACGTAGGGGCAGTCCTCGAGCACAGGCTGCTCGACGGAAGGCGGCACGAAGACCGAGAAGGGCGAGCGGACGCGTCCGTAGAAGGCTCCCTCCCAGCGGTAGCCGCGCACGACCGGCTCATTGCCGTCGAACCGCCGCACGGGCGTCCCCATCTGGTCGCGGACGACTTCGCCAGACGGCGTGCGCTCGTACTCGTAGTCGATGACGAGGTTCCCGCCGCGCGGGTTGTAGCCGACCTCGATGAAGCCGATGCCGATGGCCAAACAGTCGATGATCGCCATGAAGCGCGCGGGCCCGAGCTTGAGCTCGCGCCAGTCGTGAAGGAGGATCCGCTCGGTCGCCTTGGCCCCGCGCCGCCGGTCGAGGTCGCGGTTCTCCGGCATGGCCGTGAAGCCCGGGCGTCCCTGCACGAGCTTGGCGGCCTGGTGGAAGAGCATCGCGCTCAGGCGGTTCGAGACGCGGTCGCGGTCGCGCGCGGGCGACTTCCGGAGGTAGCGCCGGCCGCCCTCGTTCCAGCGGATGTTCTGCTCGCCCTCGAGGTACAGCAGATTCCGGATCCAGACCTTCGAGCGGTCGATCCAGGTCTCGTGAGTGCAGATGCGCAGGCGCTCTGAGACCTCGAGGGCTATCCGGTCGGGCTCGAGCGGTCCGTCGCGGCGGACGACATCCGAGATGGGGATCGCGGCATCCGCGTGAAGCCCGCCCCGGTGTTGGGCGTGCGTCGTGTCGAGCTGCAGAGCGGCGGCGGAGGCCATGCTGGGCTACCTCGCTGAGATTGTATCCTCATCGACGGGCTCAGGCGTCAAGGAGCTGCCGACGGTCGCCCCCTGCTGGTAGCCGTCGGGCACGTTTTGCATGCGGGCTGCGAGCTCGGCGTAGGCGCGCTCCTGGGCGAGCATCCTGTGGTACTCGGCCAGGTCCTGCATGGCTCCCTGCTCGTTCGAGGCCTCCTCGAGCGAGGCGCCCTGGGTTCGCTGCTCCTGAACCTGCTGGGCCTTCATCTCGTTGTAGACGTCCCAGCTGTGCCCACCTGGGGTGAAGGTCTTCGGGTCGACGAAGTGGGGCGCCAGCCCCTTCAGGAGCACAACCTTCTCGAGGATGTTGCGCATGTCGACCGATTCACGATGGCTCAGGCGCTCGACGGCCTCGATGGAGCGGCGCGCTGTCTGCCCCTGCTCGCGGAGGACGACCAGAACCAGCAGGAAGACGCACAGGATGGCGAAGACCTCAGTAGTAGCCAACGTCGATGACCTCCTCCTCGTAGGGCATGCACTCGGCCGGATCGAACTCGCTCGCGACCAGCGTGTCCTCATCGTCGCCGACCGTCGACCGGTAGCTTTGGTAGGCCGCGGCGCGCTGCCGGATCTTCTCGAGGATCTCCGAAGTGTCGAGCATCGCATCCGGAAGGTGTGCGAGCTCGCGCTGGCGCGTCTCGGCCGCCGGCGCCATGAACTGCGTCCGCATGATGGCGTAGCGCAGGGCGTCCGGAGCGTGGTCCTCGACCTTCTCGTCACGCTCGGGCTCCTCCAGGTCCTCGCGGGTCTTGAGGGCCTTGGTCACGAGCGGCAGGGTGCGCACGAGATTTGGCGCGCGCCCGTCGAGGATGAAGAGCAGCGGCCAGGCATCCGAGACCTCGTCGCAGCGCCGGCAGCGGCCGCGGTTGTGCTGGCCGAAGGGGTACTGCCGCTCGCCGCAGTGCACGAAGCTCGGCGAGAACGCCTCGTTCACGCGCGAGGCACCCTGGCGCCGGTCGTTCAACTTGAACTGGGTCTTGAAGCCCTTCGTCCGCACCGGGACCGGCCACGGGTCCTCGGCGTACATGGAGGCGAACATCGGGGCCGACGGGTCGCCGACCGCGTCTTCGAGCACCTCACCCAAGGTCGTCGCATTGAGCTCGTGGCCGACGATGGCCTCGAGCTTGCGGTAGATGAGCTGGCAGACGACTCGGGGCTTGGCGTTCGGCAGGTAGATCTCGTCGACCACGAAGACGGCCTGGGTCGCCGGGTTCTGGGCGCAAATGATGACGGCCGTTGGCGCCGTCTGCCCAAAGTCGATGCCGAGGAACTTCGGCCAGTCCCTCGGGATCGAGAAGGGCTTGATGACGTTTCGGCGCGGCTCGAACGCCCAGTACGTGCGCGCGCGCTCGTCGATCAGGAAGTCGATCTCGAACTCCTGCTGCCACTCGATCGAGGCACGCCCGCCCGCGTAGAGGCGGGACTCGCGGTCCGCCCAGGCGCCGCGTTTGGCCGGGTCCGCCGAGTAGTGGAAGACGGCCACGACCCCCCCGTTCTCGGGGTTGCGGTAGAGGGCGACGCCCTGGCAGGGCTGGCGGATGGGGACCAAGCTCGAGCGCTCGGGGATCATGCCGCGGGCCTCGCGTAGCTGCCGGCGAAGGGGCCCAGCTCACCGCGCGCGTACTGGACAGCCTCGATGAGCTCGCCGCCCAGGAGCTCCTCGAAGTAGCTGCCCTTCGAGGCCGAGCTCACGAGAACGACCTGGCCGGCATGGCCGCGGCGCCCGCCGATGGTCGGCACCGCCGCCTTCCACCACTGGCGGAAGAGCCTTTGAAAGGCCACCTCGTCGCCGAAGATGCCCGAGTGCGTGAACTGCCTGAGCTGGTCGGCGCCCTGCGGGTAGACGGTTAGCCAGCTGTTCCAGGGCTGGCCGCGGAAGTGCGTGATGTGGAAGGTACCCTTCACCGCGGCGACCGAGTACTGGCTGGTCAACCAGCGTGGGAGGTAGTTCCAGAGCACGTTCTTGATCCGATCCTCGATGTGGGCGATGCCGTCCTGGGCCTTCTTCGGAACAAGGGCCCACTTCTGATAGGGGTACTTCATGAGCCGCCACAGGATGCAGATGAACGTGATCCACGTGATGAGGATCTGGCGGCTCTTGGGCACCATGAGGAGCCTCTCCCGGACGAAGAGGTAGATGAAGATCCGGAGGTACTGCAGCTCGTCGAGCGGCAGCGGCTTGATGGGCGTCTGCGGGTCCTTCTCATCGACCGTGCGCACGACCTCGCGCGCGAACGCCTCGATGGCTGGTACCTCCATGGCGAGCCGCTCGTCCTGGTTCGCCCAGGCCTCGGGCGGAAAGTAGCGCGCCATCGCCGCGCGCTGGCCGGCGAGCGCCAGACGGTCGTCGATGTCGACGGGGCGCGCTGGGTGCGCGATAGGTACCCGCCGCGCCTTCACAGCTCGCCCAGCTGGGCCAGGTCGACGGCCTTGACCGCGTGCTGGGGCCGCGCGAACGCGCGCTCGAAGGCCTGCCGGCTGGCGGGCTCGCCGAACTGCCGCAGGAGCTCGACGAGGCTGTCGATGCTCGACCCGGTTGGCCGCTCCTTGGCGGGCTTGCGCGGGTTGGCGCGCTTGTCGGCCCGCAGATCCATGAGCGTCGCGTTGAGAGCCTTGAAGGCCGCCACCTTCGCGGCGGGTGCCGAGTCCGGGTTCGTCACGATGGCCCGCACGTGGGCCATGGCGACCCGGTGGGCGTCGGCCAGGTCGCGCTCGAGGATGTCCTCGGCCTGGATGGTCTTGGGGTCCACGTTGCCCAACCGCTGGGTCTGGGCGTGGTCCTCGGGGCTAAGGCGCTTCGGTCGTGGCATTGCGTTGCTTATAATATCAGCTGTAGCTGACCTTACTACCTCCTCTCGTCGGCCGGCGCCTCACCTCGCCGGCCACTTTTTCGAGTGCGGTGGACTTTCTCGAGCAGACCCTCATGGGCACCGGCCACAGGCGCCGGCCCTTCGTCCGCGTCATCGCGGCCATCGTCGACCTCCTCATCTACCAGGACTCAGAGCACGAGGCCGTCCGCGTCCAGACACGCGCTCTCCTGTCGCTCGTCCTGCGCGAGACGTCGGACATCCGCCGCATGGCCAACGAGGCCGCCAAGGCCCGCGGCAAGCGCGCCCGCCCCGACGACGAGATAGCTCTCGAGCGCGCGGCCGATTTCCTCGGGGTGCCGCGCAAGAAGCTCGACGGCGCCTTCGACCGCATCGACTACGCGACCGCGCGCCGCTGGATCGGTAAGCTCAGGCGAACCCGCCAGGAGCGCCGCAAGGTCGGGATGGCCGGCCGGCTCGCCAAGAAGCGGTTGTCAAACCCCGATCGCGATGTTACGTTACGGGCAAGGAGGATGCCCAATGCTCCAAGCCATCAACAACCTGGAGAAGGTGTGCAGCGCGAAGTACTCCCTGATGAAGTGTGAGCGCCCGCTTAGGGCCCTCATCCTCACCCACCAGGGCGACGTCTTCGGCTACTGCAACGCCCACTTCGAGCTACTGAAGCGCGCGATCGTGAAGCGCGGCTACACGATCCACTCCTACCTGCAGAAGGACGTCGACATCACGCCCTTCGTGCCGACGGGTCCAAAAAAGCCCGAGGACACGGCCGCCGAGGCCGACCGCAACCTGCGGCAGGCCATCGAGCTCACGAATGCGGTGGGGGATCAGAACCTTCGGCTGATTGAGGCTGTGGAGACGTATCGCTGGGTGATGGGTCAGTTGATCGAGGAGTTTGCTCTGGAGAAGCTGACTCCTGATCAGCCGTGCCAGGTCCTGGCGGAGGTGGTTGGTCGGTCGCGGATGCTCCTTGCGGAGCGTCTGGCGGAACGAGAGGAGCTGGTAGCTCTTCATCGGGAGCTTCAGGAGACTCGTGAGCGGGCGGCTCTTCACGAGGCGACGGCGAACGAGCTTCGGCAGCTCGGTTGAGCGCCGGGTTGTAGACGAGGCCGGCACGCGCCTGCAAGACCTCGACGCGGTGGGTCTGCAGCTCGAGCGCTAGGATTTTCGCCGAGATGGTATTCGCCAGCATCTCGCCCCAAGCGGGCCACCTCTCGAGTTTGGTGAGGTCTTCACCGAGCGCCTCGGCGACGAGCGTCAGCGCGCGGTGGTAGACGGCGCATTTCTTGCGGCAGCGGACAAGCGGTGACGGGCTCTTGCTCATCAGGCCGAGGGCGCCGGCACCACCAGGTGGGCGGGCCCGATCTTGAAGCTCTTGACGGCCGGAATCGCCAACCAGATCCAGGTCTCGCCCTGCATCGTCAACCGGATGAAGTGGTCGTCGACGGCGTAGTCCTTGATGCCGCGGATCGTGTGGGTCTCACCGTCCGTGTAGGCGACGTGGGCGTTCAGGTTGAGGTCCACGGTCACGCCGTCTCGCCGGTCTTGAGCGCGTGGTGCGGGCCCGAGTGACCCTTGAGAAGCCCGCAGACCTGGGGCGCGTCACCGTGGCTCCAGGCGTGCCCACAGAGCGGGCTCTCGTGCGCTTGAGCAACCGTGTTCGTCGGCCCGCCGTCTCGCGCAATGCTCGAGACGGCGTGCATGACCGCGGACTCGAGCGAGCGGATGGCAAGCGTCTGCTCGGCCGAAGACGGCGTGACCTCGAGCAGGTAGCGAGCGAGGTCGTAAGCCTTGCGCTGGATCGTGTCGTAGAGCTCCGACTGAGCGTCGGTCGGCGGGCGATAGCTGAAAAGCCGCGCGAGGTCGGCGTGGGTGAATCCTGGCATGACCGTATCCTCCTCGGCGGGGAGGCTACTCAATCACGCCGGCCCTGTCAACCCTCGGCCCCGTAGAGCGCCTTGCCCTCGAGCCACATGTCGAGCGAGCCGGCCGTCGTCACGACGACCCAGACCGAGGTCCGAAACGGCAGGTCATCGGGCTGGAAGCGCAGCTCGCGGATGCCGTTGCCCGGCCACTCCCACGCGAGCAGGAGCGGCGCCGACGCGTTGGGGCCGTCGTGGAAGGCGGCGCGCGTCGCCCCGACATGCGTGAAGGACAGCCCCCTGAGGTTGAAGGGGGTGGCGACCGCCAAGCCCGTCTCGGTCACGTGGACAGCATGGAGCTGCGTCGTGCCCACGGCCGCTACTTCGAGTACAGAAACACCTCGGCCGCGCCCGAGGCGATCTTGACGTAGCAGGCGGTCTTGAACGGCAGGTCGTCCTCCGACCACTTCGGGTTTGCCGTCGCCAAGCCCGAGAACTCGGCCGCGAAGAGCAGCGGGTCCGTATCAGCCGTGCCGTCGTAGAGCTCGACGCGCGCGCCGCCAGCGGCCGTGATGATCGTCGCCTTGCGGAGCGAGATGGGCTTATCGAATGCGACCGCGGTGTACGGGTCGATGGGATGGCCGTCCGAGTCCGCGAAGTAGGTGTGCAGCTGGACGGCCATCACTCACCCGGTGCCAAGCGCCCGCGAGACTACGCCACGTCCACCCCTCGTGCTGTGGACACGCTCCTTCGACTCCCGGTAGCTGCCCGTCTCGACGTACGCCCGTAGGAGCTCGTTCGAAAGCTCCGGGTGAGCCGCCAGCTGCCGCGCTACCTCGACCTCGAGAGCCACGGAAGCATCGAAGCGTGAAGGCCGGCGACGACGTCCCTTCACGGCTCAGATCCCCAGCCGCGCGACTTCGTCTAGCACCGTGTCGCGCTTGATCCGGGTCTGCGTCTGCCCCCGCGGCAACCGCGACACGAACCGGTTCATGAAACGCTCGCAACCAGCCGCCGCCCGCGCATCCCCGGCCGAATCCGGGTCGCTGTCGGTCGTCGCCAGGGCGTCCGCCAGGATGGCCAAGGAAGCCTGCAGACTCGGCCTCGACCGGTCCCCAACCCGTAGGTGCGTCGCAAAATCCCGCAGGTCCCTACGGAAGGCCAGCGACTGGTAAACCCCATCACCATCCCAATCGGCGTACACGAGCTCGACCTGGTGCTGGTCCAGGCGGAAGTGCGACTCCCCCGGCACCGAGTACAGCACGTATTCCGGAGCTTGAGCCGCCATAACCCAGAACCTAACACCCCCCAACCCCCCTGTCAACTACCCCACCCCAAAACCCACTATCCAAGCCCCTCCCCCTACACCCCCTCCCCGGATCCAGAACCCAGATCTCGATCCCCCCTACACTCCACGATCCTCCCCCTCTGACTCCCAACCTTCCCTACATCCTACCAGCACCTCTGTCCTCCGGACGATAACGGTACAGCAACTCGTCAACGACCATCTTCGGAGGCGGGCTGGTTGGACTGCAAAGGCGAAAGAGCTGGAGGAGGCTGTACAGCAAGGCGGGAGATCTCGAATCCGGTACTACGGGGGAGCGGAGGGGGAGTCCCACGCACGGGCGTCGCTTCCGAACCCGGGGTGGGGGTGGGGGCGGTCTCCGAGCGGGGCCCACCTTCCGGCCGCTCCTGCGAGCTCTGGCGCGTTCTCGCGGGCCGTCCCCGGAAGCTCGCCGCCGGCGAGCGACAGCAGCTCGCCCCAGGTCCCGGAGCTCGAGGAAGCCCAGGACCACAGCAGAGCGGCTTGCTGTACACCGTGTCTATTCTGACACAGTGTAACCCCCTCGGTTACGAAGCACGAAGAGCAGGCGAAGAGCGACGACCTACCCAGCTCCGTTACACCGTCCCCTGGATCCGGTCCGACGGGCGCACCCGAGGGCCGAGGCCGCGCAGGCTGTCCCAGCTTGCAGCCCTCGAGCTCGAGCCCGCTTGCTGTACATCGCGCCATCGCTTGCTGTACTTCTGCGTAGCTGGGATACGACACCTATCTCCTGTTGTGCACGCACGTTAGGCCAGCCTGTGGCATCCCAGCTTGACGGCGTCGTACCTTGCCGTACCCACCCGAGTTGACATCCCAGCTTGCCGGTCTTATCATCTGTCACGAGGGCGAGGTCATGCCGGCCGCGCCCGAACGGAGGATGCCATGCACAGCAAGCCGACCACGGAAGATCACGCTTGGGCTCGGCGCGCACAGCAAGCTCAGGTCGCCATGCACCAGCTGGCGCTCGTGAGCGACGATGCGAAGCTCGCCGCCGCTCTCGAGTGCATCGATCCTTACCTCTCGACCTACACGCTGGCGCGCCTGAGCGCCGTCCAGTTGAAGGCGCGCGCGGCGGCGCACGGATGCCGCCTCGAGGTGCGCTCGTGAGCCCGCTCGCCGGCCTCGAGCACAACTACGGGCCCTGGCTCGACGTCCCACCCATCGAGGATCTCGAGCGTCGCTGCAAGCGTTGCGGCGCGAAGGAGTGGCGCTGGAGGAAGGACGACAGCTTCATATACGGCAACGATCTCTCCCGTCTACCGTGCGTCTTCTTGGTGCACGTCATGTCGGTGCGCTCGTGAGCTGCTCACGACTCGTCGTCACGTACGAGGCGCCGTGCGGCTCGCGGCCGGGCGGCGGCTGCCGCATTGACCTCTGCGAGCTCCACGCGCACAACGCGGCTACGCGCTGCCCGCATGGCCAGAGCTACTGTCAGGTCTACCGCGGCGCGCACAACGGCCTATGCCTGAGTGAGCGGAGCGAAGACCCCACGTCGCCCGACTGCCGGCTGTGCAACCTGCACAAGGACCCCGCGGGCAAGCGCGGCACCGTGGATGAGCTCTGCGGCCGCTGCTGCACGCGGCTCGGCCTCCACGCCCTCGAGCACCCGCACGGCTGCCCGGACCTCGACTGGGAGGATGAGCACGGCGTGCCCGCCTTCGTGCCACAGACGGCCTTCCTGGGTGTCCTGTGAGCCACTACACGATCATCGTAACTTGGGACTGCGAAGGAGCCGACGAGGGCCGGAGCGCTGCCCTGTGGGAGCTCCACGCAACGCTGGCCGACGCGCGTAAGGCATGGGAGTACATGAAGCGTCACCAGGCGCAATGGCGCCCGGTCGTCTTCGCCTGGCCGCTCGCATGGTGGCGCGGGCCGCGCAAAACGGACGCGCGCTTCAAGCGGCTCGTCAAGCTGAGCCGGCTCGCCAGCCGCTTCGAGCAGCGCCAGCCCGAACGCGTGCGCGGGCTCGGAGCTGAGATCGCGAGGGCAGCGGCTCGCCAGAGGTAGGACGTTGCGATCCTGGGCTCTCCGCGCGAGAGCCCAGCACGCAGCGCCCACAGTCGGGAGCACTCCCGCTCCCACGGTAGGGAGCCTGCAAGGACGGAAACCATGGAGCTCTACCAGGCACACAAGCAATGGGCGGAGCGGCCGGCGGATGAGCGCTTCCGCTCGCTGCCCGAGATGCACGCCGCCACCCTCGGTTACCGCCAGACGGCAGCCGAGGCCACGGCGCCATACTCGAGCCTTCGCGTCGAGGCCCGCGAGCAAGATCTCGTGCTCGTCGGCAAGGCCAACGTCCCGGCCCGACTCACGCACTGGGCGATGGGACAGATGAGCGCGCGCGCGGGAGCGCCGGCGGGCTACCTCCGCCAGCTCCCGGCCACACTCGCCGCCCAGAATCTAAACCACGGGCTGAAGCAGCTCGGCGAGGGCGCCGGGAGCGCGCAGCTGCTCTTCCACCGGAACGGAGACCTAGTCGTCCGCGCGGCCACGAGCGAGCGCTACTCCCGGATCTGGAATCACGAGGTGATCGAGCGGCTGCTGCCGTTGCTGGAGTCCGGCTGGACGCTCCCGCCCGTGGGGATGGACATCGGCCAGGGCCCGGCGCACGGTCTCTACGCGAGCGATCATGACATGTTCGCCTTCCTCATCCGCGACGACCGGCGCATCGCCGACGGCTCGGGGGGCGGGCTCGCGCGTGGCGTCTTCGTCGTCAACAGCGAGGTGGGCGCGGCCGCCTTGAAGGTCATGACCTTCCTCTACCGCTTCATCTGCGGCAATCACATCGTATGGAGCGCCGAGCAGGTTCAGGCGCTCGCGATCCGGCACGTGGGCGCGGCAGACCAGCGCTTCGGACGGCAGCTCGTCGGCGAGCTCCGGCGCTACGCGGACAGCTCGGCCAGTGACCTCGAGGCCAAGATCGAGAGCGCGCGGCGCTTCGAGCTCGGCCCGGACAAGGACAAGGTCCTTGACGCGGTCTTCGGGCGCATGCGCGGCGAGCTCTCGAGGAAGCAACTCGCGGCCAGCTACGAAGAGGTGCGGCGGCACCCCGAGGACGGCTCCCCGCGCACGGCGTGGGGCCTCGCCCAGGGGGTGACGCGGCTCAGTCAGGCCGAGCCGTACGCGGACACGCGGGCCAAGATGGACCGCGCGGCCGGCAAGATCGTGCAGATGGCTTTCTGAGGTAGGCCGTTGCGGCTCAGGGTCTCCCGCGGGGGACCCTGGCCGGAGCGGCTTCGCTCCAAAGGAGGATGCCATGAGCCGAATCTACACATGCGCGGATTGCGACGGTGCTTACTGCGTCGACTGCGACGGAGGGCTGGACTCTTGCGAGCTCTGCCACAAGGGCCCGTTCTGCGACGACTGCGCGGCTGAAGACCACGGGACGGGAGTCTGCACTCATCCTGAGGATGACGAGGCCGAGGCCGAGGAGGTGGGCCGTGGCTGAGACGACGACTGTACGCGCGCATTGCGCCGTCCCGCGGGAGCTTATGATCCGGGCTCGTCGCGCTCTCTATCTGGTGTGGAGGGGCGGACTGGACGGTTGGCCCGATCTGGATGAGGTGGAGCGCACGATCAAGGAGCTGGATGAGCACACGTACTCACGCGAGCAGCTGGATAAGCTCTGCGAGGCCGAAGATCGCCAGGAGAACCTCGACACGGCCGAGGCTATCGCCGCCGCGGCCGGCCAGGACGGCATCGTGCAGGCCGAGGACGTGCAGCGTATCGCTCCCGGCCTCGACCCGACGCTCCACACGGCCATGCACCAGTGCGAGCTGGCCGACCTGCTCGGTTGCCGCGCCGAGCTTGACGAGATCCAGGAGGTGGGCCGTGGCTGAGGTGGTGACCTGGAACCCGCCCGACGACATGACGGCCGAGGAGATGGGGCGGCTTGAGGCTCAGGCCCTGAGCCGCTGGCTGGCGGAGGTGACACACGGCGAGCCCGTCGAGTTTGTCCGGGACGCCGCACACACCGGCTACCCCGCCGCCTCGGGCTACGCGGCCGAAATGGTGGCGTGCGAGCTGGCCAAGTTGCTGGATGCGCTGGACGATGCGCTGGACGAGTACTACTGATGGCGGTTGAGCGCAAGCGCGGCTGCGGCTACAGGAAGGCCGGAGGCCTCTACATCATGGCCGATGCCGGCGGCGGCGAGCCGTGTCACAAGCTGCCCGTCCCGCTCGCGATTTGCCCGACCTGCGGCGGCGGCGTGAAGCAGGTCCGCGGCTACAGCTGGGCTCAGGTGGCCATGCTCGGCCCTGTGTGCGAGCTAGACCCGTTCCACTGCGAGACGTGCCCGACCTGTCAGCCGTCGATCATAGAGGGCGGCCGCTTCGGGCTCCTGTGGGTGGGCCAACAGCACTACAGGACCCCGGGCGCCTTCCTGGCGGAAGCCCAGGTGATGGGCTTCTCGAAGCGGGTCAACAGCTGGCCTGTGGGCTTCGAGCCCGGGCAGACCTGGCTAGGATTCGCCCACCCGACCGGTGCTAGACTCCCGGACGAGGCGGGGATCATGCAGCCAGGGCCCGGGCTCTTCCACGTGGCGCGGTCGGTCAGGATGGAGCTCGTCATCACGCCGAGCCTGCGCGGCGAAGCGTGGGTGAGAAAGTACGAGGAGCAAGGGGCGGTGCTGGTCGAGGTCCCCGACGACGACCCGGACCACGCGCCCAGGATCCGGCACCACGCGCGCGGCGAGGCGCTACGGAAGCTCGCCGGAGCGGTTGAGCTGCCGGAGGTAGGAGGCGAGGAGTGAAGGCGGAGCACTTGGAGTGAACTACAAGCCGCTTCCGATACCGGTGCCGGTCTGCCACGGTCTCTCGATGACTTACAGCGACGACACCTTGATGTTCCGCTGTGCGACCCTGGGCTGCTCGTACGCCGAGCCGGCTTACCTGCACTGGGCCCGCGCCAGGGCGGCGCGCAAGGAGTATCACACCTACATGGCGAAGGTCGCGGCCGTGCGCGCCCAGATCCAGGGTGAGCCCGTGCCCGAGTGGGCGATGGCGGCGCTTGTCCTGGATACGGTCGCTATCCTCGTTCGCGTCGATGAACCGGGGCCTGAGCTAACCACCTTTCACTTCCACGTCAACATGGCGAAGATCGCCGCGGACAACGCTCACATCCAGGGAGTGCCCATGCCCGACTGGGCAATGGCTATCCTTAAGAATAAGCTACACTTTTCGCTGGGGCCGGCGTGATGCAGAAGCTCGAGCGCCCGCGGCGCGTGGACGGCCGGCAGACGGCGTGCTCGGTGGTGGACGCGGTCAACCTCGACATCTACCACCAGGCCCAGAACGCGCCCGTCATCTACGGACCCAGCGGCAAGCTCAAGGCCATGGCGCAGCGACAGCCCCACGTCGACCACATGGAGGCGTGGCTCGCGCCCGACCCTGACACCGAGGAGGCCGCGGTCGCCGGCCTGGTGATGGGCGTCGCGTGGCTGGCCGACATGTGGGTCATTCGGCATGGCCGGGGGCTCGTCGAAACCATGCCCGCTCACATGAGTTGGCTCCGCATCGTAGAGGGGATCGAAGGGCTGCTGCCGCATCTCGAGGTGGGCCGGCTGAGCCGGGCCGCGCTACGCGACATGCTCGAGCAGCTGCGGCTCAACGAGCTGACGGAAAGCAAGGAGGACGACACGAGATGACAATCGCCATCCGCCCCGCCTGGCTCGCCTGCTGGCTGCACCCGCGGCGTGTCCACCATGAGCTCGAGCGTCTCAGGCGAGCGATCCGAATTGTCAGGTCGCGCGAGTGGGGCTCTAGGCGCACAGGCTGCCTGGTCTGCTCGCACAACCGCGCCGAGGGACATGAGCGACGCTGCCTTGTAAGGCGCGTCCTGAGGGCCGCCAGTCGCCTGGAGCGCAGCTCGTGCCAGCGCCACGGCACGCCTGCAGGCGAGTTCTGCGGGCCCTGTGCCCAGCAGGCCGGGCACGCCGGCCTCAAGGCCATGTACAGGTGCGAGACCTGCGGGACGCGCCACGGCGGGCGCTGCGGGGAGGACATTTGAAACGTGACATAAGGCGCGAGCTGCCCGAGCTGGCCTCCGCGGTGGCGCTGCTCTGGGTGCTCCTGCTCCTGGGGCTGGTCTTGCTGGGGTTCGCACGATGAAGCTATTGACCCCCAAGGTCCGCGAAGCGCTCGAGGCGGCGCGCGACACGATAGAGCGGTATCACTCGCCCGCCTATCTGTGGCCCGAGGCGTGTGGTGAGTGTAACGCGCTCCAGCTGATCCACGATGCCCTGGCTAAGGACGGCCGTGTCATGCTGCGGCGCGAGGCGCTCAGAGATTCGCCTGCCGCGCAGCCTCGCGACGGAAGCGCCTGACGTTGCGCTCCCACTCCTCCTGCGCGCGCTCGGCCGCGGCCTTCTCGGCCTGCCGGTCGAGCCACATCTGCCGCTCCCGGGCGCTGCAGTACCTGAGGAACCGAGCGATGCCAGCTTGCCGGGCCTGCTCACGCCGCTCCTGGGCCTTGGCCGCGCGCTCCTCGTCGGTCAGCTGTGCCCAGCGCGCTGCGCTGGCCTTGGCCTGGAAGGCCTGTTTCTCCTCGTCCGTCTTGAACTTGGCAAACCGAGCCTTACCGCCCTTGCGGGCGCGCTCGCGGAAGCGGTCGCGACGGTCCTGCTTCTCTTGCCAGGTCATTTGGCGGGCCATGATTCTGAGCTTATCACGGCCGGGGGTTGACAACCCAGCTTGGACGGTCTTATCCTCTGGTCGAAGGAGGATGCCATGAGCGAGCCCAACGGCCACACCGACTCCGACTCCGAACAGCAGGCGCCCGATCCAGAGGTGCCACCCACCACCCAGAGCCTCGCGACCCGCGAGCGCAAGCCCATCATCAACTTCGAGGCCGGCCGCGGCCTGGTCGCCCAAGACCTCGATGGCCTCTGGCGCATCGGCAACGCGATCGCCGCCTCGAACTTCTGCCCGAAGTCGCTTCGCCAGGGCCCACAGACGACGGCGAACATCGTCATCGCCTGCGCTCAAGGTGGTGAGCTCGGGCTGACGATCATGCAGTCGCTGCAGTCGATCGCCGTCATCAACGGGATGCCGTCGATCTACGGCGATGCAGCCCTTGCGCTCGTGCGGCGGTCGAAGGAGCTCAGCGCCTTCGAGGAGGCCATCTTCCGCTACTGTCCGGACTGCCAGGCCGGCCAGCTGACGGCTGACGCGGACGAGTTCAAGGCCGAGCTCAAGCAGATCCGGGACTCCCACCGCGCGAAGAAGTGCAGCAGCTGCGGCAAGAGCCTCGACAGCGACGACTACCTGACCGCGGTCTGCTACTCGCGGCGCGCCGGCGAGCCTCCGACCCTGCGACTCTCGACGTTCTCGGTTCAGGACGCGAAGCGCTCGAAGCTCTGGGGCAAGGCCGGGCCCTGGACCGAGTACCCTCAGCGGATGCTCATGTGGCGCGCCCGCGGCTTCAACCTGCGGGACAACTTCGGCGACATCCTGAAGGGTCTCTACACCTACGAGGAGGCCCGCGACGCGCCGGCCGAGGAGCTTCGGTCCGAGTGGGCCGCGCCCCAGGAGAAGCCCGACGCCGGGATGATCCCGGTCGACGGCACGAACGTCATCGACATCAAGCCGGAGCCGCAGGCCGCCGCTCCCTCGGTCGCCTCCTCCCAGGCTGCCCAGGACGCCGCCGCGGCTCCGGCCACGACCACCAGCAAGCCCGCGCGCACACGCAAGGCGAGCCCGCCCGCGGGGCCCGCCTCCGACCCCACCGGCGAACAACCCCCCGCGGAGCCGGATCCGCCGACCGAGACCAGTCCACCCCCCGTGGCTGCCGCGGTCGCGGCTCCGAGCTCCGCGGGGTCGCCGCAGGCACCGATAGGCGTCATCCTGCCCGACCGCTACTCCGAGCTCGAGCCGGGCGACCGTATCGAGATCTGGCTGAGCAAGATCCAGGAGGCCGCCTCCATCGAGGGCCTGGCCGCCATCGGCGGCAAGCTGCGCGAAGTGGAGGAGCAGGGCGGCCCGGTGCGCGAGCACGTCAAGGCCGCCTACCAGGCCCGGGGCAAGCAGCTGCGCGGTGCCTGACGATGTCAATGAGGTCATCGCCTCGCGCTTCGAGGCCATCGGGCTTCCTGGCTGGGCGGTCGAGGCTGCGCAGAACGGAGCCTTCGACGACTCGGGCTCCAAGTACACTCTCATGCGCATCCTCAACGCCGTGGGCGGTGACGAGGGCCGGCGGCTCTCCTGGGACGTCCAGGAGGGCCTATGGCCGCCGTGGGAAGACGGACCACATGAGCCCGAAGACGACCCGGAGAAGCTAATCCGGGGGCATCGCCGGCTCAAGGAGGATGCCATCATGGAAACACGCGATCGCTCGGAGGATCTCCCGAGCGGATCCGCCCTTGCGCGCGTCGAGAAGTGCAAGGCGGCGCTCATCCTGCCCAAGCAGGAGACGACCAGCTCATACGCCGAGCGGGGCTCGGTCATCCACCAATTTCTCGAGGACTGCCTGCGCCTCGGCGACCGGGACGCAGCCCTCGCCCTCGTGCCGGATGAGCATGTCCAGCTCTGCGAGCTCATCGACGTGGCGCGGCTGCCGGCGTCCCAGCCGGGCGCCTACCAGCAGGAGATGACCTTCGCCTGGAACCCGGACAGCGGCGAGGTGGCCAGCTACCGGGATGACCCTCGGTTCAAGGGCCGGCCCGATATCCGCAAGGAGTGGATCCTGTGGCGGGCCGACGTCGCTGCGGTGTCCAAGGACCGCGCCGCGGTCTACGTGGGCGACTACAAGACGGGCTACAGGGCTGTGACACCGGCCGCCCGCAACTTACAGGTCATCGGGACCGCGTTCGCCGCCGCTCGGCTGTACAACGCCGAGACCGCGCACGTCGAGATCATCTACGTGCGCGAGTCGGACACCTTCTACAGCCGGGCCGAGCTCGACGTCTTCGCCCTCGAGGAGGTCGAGGAGCGGCTCTTGGCCTTGGTCAAGGAGATCCGCCAGTGGCGCGCGGTCTTGGCCAAGGAGAAGGACCGGCTACCGCCCCAGGTCATGGGCGAGTGGTGTCGCTACTGCCCGAGCTTCAGCTACTGCCCGGCGCAGCTCCGGCTCATCAACGCGCTGGGCAACCACCCGATGCTGCTCACGGCTGAGATCGATCGCCACCTGACGCCCGAGCTCGCGACCATTGCGGCGGAGAAGCTCTTCGCCGCCGAGCGGGCGATCCGGGCCGTCCACGAGGCGGTCTACCAGTACGCCGAGGAGCACCCGATCACGCTGGCCGATGGCCAGGTCCTGGGCCCCGTGGTCGATGAGCGCGAGTACCTCGACGGGCAGCGGACCTGGGAGGTGCTCGAGCAGCTGCACGGCATCGACATCGCGAAGGCGGGCTGCGAGCTCAAGAGCTCGAAGGCGGCGGTCCGGCGCGCCGTGACCCCGCTCAAGGACGGCAACCGTCGCACGATCAAGTCCATGGAGGATGAGGTCCTGAGCGAGTTGAAGTCGCGCGGCGGCATCAACGTCAAGGCCTCGCGCACGATCAAGGTGCACAACCCGAAGTGAGTGGCCCCCGATCCCGAGGTTCGAGCCGTGGTTGTGGGAGTGGCATCCTCCGACCTTCCCGAGCCAACGGATCGGGGCCTTTCCAGCCTGTAATGCCGAGGAGTGCCGAGCGGGCGGCTTGGGGCTGCGACTCCAGGCACGGAACCGCCTGTGTGAGGTAGGGATTCGGGGCGGGGGACATTCGGCCTCCTCGCCCCACATTTTCCTATGAGAGGAGTAAGCGAATGGACGAGGCAACCAACTTGATCGGGCAGATGGTCGTGGTCCGGTCTTCGCCCTCTGGCGTCTGGCTTGGACGGCTCGTAGCTAGAGAAGGCACGATGGTTACGCTGACGGCGGCTAGGCGCGCCTGGTCATGGGAAGGCGCGGCGAGCTGCAGCGGCCTCGCAGCCCGCGGTCCGCGCGGCGGCCGGATCGCGGAACCGGTGGCCGTAGCGATCATCGCCGACGCGTGCGAAGTTCTCGCGGCTACGCCAGTAGCCGTGATCGCCTGGGAGAAGATCCAGCCATGGGTCGCCTAGGGTCCGGGTACGGGTCCGGGTCCGGGTCCGGGTACGGGTCCGGGTCCGGGGACGGGTCCGGGGACGGGTCCGGGTACGGGTCCGGGTCCGGGGACGGGTCCGGGTACGGGTCCGGGTCCGGGGACGGGTACGGGTACGGGGACGGGTCCGGGTACGGGTCCGGGTACGG